CTTTATAACATTAGAATCTGATCATGATTTTTTAATTAGAACAATAACAATAGATGCAGATAGTTTAATAAGTAATTTTCATATTGGAGTTCTATTTGAACATGAAATCGAAAAAGATATAACTAAGATTTCTATCTCAACTAGAATGAATTTTAAGAATTACAAATTAAAGGTAGTATATGAACAAGATTAAAGTTATAGAACAAGACATTATTTTCCTCAGTTATGACGAACCTAATGCTGAAAAGAATTATGCAGACTTGCTGACTAAGGTACCATGGGCAAAGCGTGTACATGGAGTTAAAGGTAGTGATGCCGCTCACAAAGCCTGCGCTGCACTAAGTGAAACAGAATACTTTGTTACAGTAGATGCAGATAACATTATTGATCCTGCGTTCTTAGAAGTAGAAGTAGACATAGATGAACTAGGATTAACACCTGATCATGTGTTTAGCTGGTGCGGTAAAGTTAACGTTAACGGATTAATGTATGGCAACGGTGGATTAAAAATGTGGACACGTAAGTTTGTAAACAACATGCGTACACATGAAAACAGTGATCCTAACGATGCAAAAGGGTTAGTTGAATTTTGCTTTGATGACAAGTATTATCAGTTTAATGAAAACTATAGTGAAAGCATTATTACTGGAAGTCCATTCCAAGCATGGAGAGCTGGATTCCGCGAAGGCGTTAAGATGTCGCTGGATCAAGGCGGAAAGGTAGACGACCTTAAGAAGGTATGGTGGCAAAATTATCATAGATTACTTATCTGGTGTAACATTGGTGCAGACATACCAAATGGACAATGGAGTATATACGGTGCTAGAGAAGGTGCCTACTTAACCAATTGTACTGATTGGGATTACGCCAATGTACGAGATTTTGAATGGCTTACAAATCAATGGAATGAAAAATATAGTAAAGTTACAGAAAAGATGTTACCATATGAAATTATGGGATTGGGTGAAACACTTAAACATGAATGTGCTTTAGAGCTAACTGATCTAGACGAAGAAGGTAGCAAGTTTTTTAGAACAGTGTTTAGTAACAGCCCTAGAATTATACGTAAAAGATAATGTACGATATAGTTTTTATTAGTTATAACGAGCCTAATGCAGATGCAAATTATGAGATTCTAAAATCTCGGTTCCCATTATCTAAACGGGTTGACGGTGTTAAGGGTATACATCAAGCGCACATAGCCGCTGCCAAAAAATGTTTTACAAAAATGTTTTGGGTAGTTGACGGTGACGCAGCAGTACTAGATACTTTTAATTTTAATCATGAAGTTAATAACTTTGATTTAGACGTAGTGCATGTTTGGCGCAGTCAAAATCCGATTAATGGATTGGAATACGGATATGGTGGTGTTAAGTTGCTTCCTCGCACGTTGACTATTAATATGGATACTAGTACTACAGACATGACTTTAAACATTAGTACTAAATTTAAAGCAATGGAAGAAGTAAGTAATATTACTGCATTTAATACAGATCCTTTTACTACGTGGCGTAGTGCGTTCCGTGAATGCTGCAAACTAGCTTTAAACAGCGATACAGAGTCCTTACAGCGTTTAAATACTTGGACTAGTACTGCGACAGGTGATTTTGCAGAAAACGCTTTAAACGGCGCTTTAGCAGGTTGTAGCTATGGTCAAGAAAATGCCGCTAATAAAGCGGCACTATCTTTAATCAATGACTTTGATTGGCTTAAGAATCAGTTTGAACAAATTCACCAGCCATAGGAAATATTTCTGCAATAACTTGAGCACATGCACGGGCAACCTCCATGTGCTCTTTTTGTGTACCATTAGAACTGCGTAATTCAATAAAGTGAATCCAACTACGCAGTGTTCCGTTCATATACAAACGACTTACAGTAAGACCCTCTGGCAACACTGCTCGGGCTTGTTCTTTGGCAATTCCATTTTTAATAGCCCACACATATTCTTGCTTAACTGCAAATAGTACACGTTTTTGAGCACGTTCCCATTCGTAAGCAAGCTGCTTCTGAGCTTCGTCAGACATATCTAGTTCTACACTGTTTTGTCTATTCTTAGTATCTTGGAATCGTGCTTCACGTAATACAAATGCATCATCTAGTTCTGCTGTTGGATCAGCATAACGCTGACTAAATTCTTGGAAACTAAAACTACGGTGACGGAGAATTTGACGAGCAATATCTCTAGTAGTTGTAATTTCTAAACATGCACTTACCATTTCCAACGGTGACCAATGCTGATGTTTGATTAAGTAACGAATTAGTTTTTCACTAGTTTCTGTATTAAACTGATTAGCTGGATTACTAACACGGGCACAAAAAGCAATAAGCTCTTGCACATCGTACATACCTTCACTACTCATTTCTCTACTTGGTTTACTTGATGATATTAGTTTAACATTCATTAGAGTTTTTTCTTTTTTAAAAATTGTTCAGTTCCACGTTTGATATCTTTTTTAACACGTTCAGTATCTAATTTAAAGTCTATGCTTTTAATTCTTGCTTCATATGCTTTACATAGTTCTGATAGTGATTTTTCAAATGTATCCCAGTCGCTATTTTTTGTTTTTGTTGTTACTTTTATTTCCCAAACTTTACCATCTTTGAAAGTGATTTCAACAGCGTGTAGGTACTTGAGAGGCATTACATTTAGTTTTACCTCTCCGAACACTTCTGGCCAACACTCAATGACTTCTTTGGGAAGGGTTTTCCCAGTTGATGTCATTTAGTCTTTTTGGTAGGAACCAACTCCTCGGCTTTGCGACGCATTGCTGCTGCTTCTTTTGCTAGCTTGTCTGCTTGGCTACGATAGTATTTTGCTTCAGCTTCTGGGCTGTCAAATGTAGTTTGTGTTTCAACTGATTCGTTTACACTAGCTGATGTAGTCTTACCTACATCTGCTGTTTCTTTAGGCAGTTCTCTAGCAGTTGCAACTTCTGTAACTTCTGCTTTAACACGTTCCATTCCATTTGGCTTTAAAGATAAATCGTCAACTGCAATACCACGCTGTTCAGCAATGATTTGATTTAGTTCAGATAACAAAATTGATGTACCTGGAACAGGCAACATTTCAACTTGATCTGTTGGGACTTTAACAAGTCTGCCGTTTCCGTGTAAGTTAGGTAACATTCTGCTACCATCTGGGAATTGTGTACGATCTAATGCTTCTGCAAACTCGTATGCTTCTTGAGCTGCTGGGCTTTCTACTAAATTAATAATAGCATTGTGTTGATCGTCTGTTAAACTTTCTGTTGGAATAACAAGGGCGTTATATGCGTCCCCTGGTAGTGTTCTATATGCTACTAATACTTTCTTATTAGAAGCTTTCATTCTACCTACGTGTTTTAGTGATTGTGCCATATTAGGCTCCTTGTTTAGACGCTTCTGCCTGCTTAGCCACAGTATCTAAGAATGTTGTTAGTTTGTTATAAGTCTGTCCAACTACAGCCATTTCGTTTGGTTTAAATGCGCCACGTGAACTTGCAATGTCAATAATAACTTTCATTGCGTTCAAGTCGTTAATATTAAGTTCTGCACTTGCTTGTTCGGGTGCAGTTGCGTCTGTAGTAGTGCTAGTATCTTGTACGTTTTCAGTCATGATATCTCCTTGTAAAGTACATATATAATTATCTCATTTGCAAGTGCGGACAGGCAATCTTGAAGAAGCTAAGTTCTTTTTCTGATTCGAACCCTATCCGAGTGTTGTAAATGATAGTGTTTGTACTATCAAGCGCAATACTTTGACCTATGTAATAACGATGATTTAAATTAGTTTTAATCCAGTAATCTAAATTTTTAGCTAGCATTGGACTGTATTTTTCCAAGCTAGTATACTTGAAATGAGGAGCGGGAAACTCCACTCTCCTCAAATCAAAGTAATTTAATGGATTTGGTTTACCATTCTTTAGAGCCATTATGCGTTTTCTTTAACTTCTTCGTAGTATGCGTATTCGCCGAATGGAGGAACAATAGTGTTGTTGCCGTGAATAATAAACACAGTATCGCAATACAGTTCGTCACCCCAGCTACCAAAAGGATACCCGTCAGTAAACATAATAAACTTTTTAGGGTTAATATTGTTTTCTTTCATGTATTCCCAGTTAACATCGAAGTCAGTACCGCCACCGCCTTTGCAGTGGTATTCGGCAAAGTCTTCCATAGTGAATCCATCGAAGTCGGCTTCACCGTAGACACTTGTATCAAAAGTCCAAAGTTTAATTTTAAAATCTTTGTACTCGTCCATGATACCTTTGATTTCTGTTAGAAAATCTTTTGCTTGGTCGTCACCGATGGAACCAGACATGTCAATGCTAATGCAGATATCAATAGTTTCTTGGAACTGCTGGCCCGGAAGAACAGCGTTCATGTGCCAACCTTTACGGTTAGGACGCATAAATGTAAAATCGTTCTTGATAGTACTTTGGATTTGTTGACGAAGGATTTGACGCCAATTCATTTTAGGCTCGGTCAAATCCTTAATCATACGTGCAATTGATGCAGGAACATTACCTGCACCTGCCGCTTGTGCAGCAGCCATTACAGCTTCTCGCATTTCGTCGCGAATCTGTTTAAGTTCTTCTTTAGTGTACTTTGGACGACCGTCATCGTCTCCGTCAGCATCGCCTTCTCCGTCAAGATGCTCGTCGAGCATTTGACCAAGTGCTGCTAATTGTTGCTCATCCATCTTTTCGTAAATTGCGTCATAGATTTCTTCTGCACCCATGCCGTAGTACTTAGTGTCATGGTAGATAGTAATGTCTGGCAGTTTGTGATCGCCAATTTTATCACGAACAATTTGTCCGTTAACTGCGTAGTCACATGCAATGTTAAAGATTTTTGGATCACGACCTTCACGACGGCCCATATGATCAAACACAGCATGAAGGATTTCGTGAGCAAGTACAAACTCTACTTGTTTATTAGTAAGAGGTGTAAAGAATTCACGATTAAAATAAATTGTACGACCGTCAGTAGCCGCAGTAGTCAAACTGTTCCAACCTTCTTTGATTTGCATACGTGTAGCAAGGTTGCCAAAGAACGGGTGACGCAGTAGCAAACCTACTCGTGCAACAATAATTTTGTCAATGATTGGATCGGCGTGTGCCATGTCTGCTCCTAAAGTTTTACTATAGTATATATTATAACACCACCCGAAGGTGGTGTCAAATGGTTCGATTTTGGATTAGTTTTTATCGGTAGCTGCCGAAATATACTTACCGAACTTAGCATGGAAATCATCAAAGCACTTGATTTCATCTGGATCCAGCGGCAACTTGTAGCTAGACAATGCCAACTTAGTACCCATGATAACCAATTCTGTTTCAAAGTTCTTCATCATGAACTCGAAGAAGCAGTTAACTTGATCGTTCCAGTCTTTAGCTTTCTTATCGCATGAGTCTTTCAACTCGTAGCACAAGCTAACAACTAGTGAATACTGTGCTGAAATCTCTTTAGTATCCAGCTTGTTAACTTTGCCTGACAAGATGTCACGTGGGTTAGGCAACTTGCTAGCATGTTTACGGTGTGCCATAAACTTAGAAGCCAAGCCCTCACCAACTGAACCAGTAACCAAATTCATCAAAGTGTCGTGATCGGTATCGTCATCATGCAACAATTCGCTAACAAATGACCAGCTACGTGGTGTAGCAAATGCACGTGAGCTAGACTTTGGATCAAAGTCGTACAAGTCTTTCTTAGAGAAAGTCAAGAAACCAACAACGTCTTTGTGTGTGCGGTTGTCAGTAGCCCAGTCAAACCAGTCGTCCCAATCAACAGCCATTTCCAAGTGAACGAAACGGTTAGCCAACGGAGCAGGCATACGGTATGTAACACCTTTGTCAGACTCACGGTTACCAGCTGCAACAATTACAACGTTTGCTGGCAACTCATATGTGCCAACTTTGCGGTTCAACACCAATTGATATGCAGCAGCTTGTACTGATGGTGCAGCTGAGTTCATTTCATCCAAGAACAAGATGATTTGTTTGTGGTTAGCAGCAAACTCTTTGCTTGGCAATTCGCCTGGAGGTGCCCAACGCATAGTACCGTCGTTGCTGTCAAAGTAAGGAATACCTTTAATGTCAGTAGGTTCCCACAGTGAAAGGCGCACGTCGATTACATGAGCTTCTAGCTCGCCGCCAAGTTGCTTAATAATGTCTGACTTACCAATACCTGGAGGACCCCAAATAAAGATAGGACGCTGATTTTTAAACGCTTTACGCAAAGACTTTTTTGCATCTTTAGGGCCAACGGTGCGGCTGTTAATTTCTGCCATTTTAGTTCCTTAAAAGGTTGTTGAAAAACTGTTTTGTAGCCTCTATTATAAGGCAAAACAACTAGTGCGTCAACCGTTTTTAGGAATTATTTAGATCTTTTTGTCGTTCATTCATGGCTTTAACTAGCCCAAATTTACGGATATCGTCGGAAAATAGGTACAATTCGAAGCTTTTTTTCTCAGAAAATACTGTAATGCTTTGATTTGTAAGGAAATAAGGGCAGTCAACATAGCGTTCTAAGAAGATAATTGTCTGCGGACTAAGCTCAATTGGCTCGGTAAATGGGATTTCATACTCCTGTAAATCCAATTCTCGAACCAAAAATTCGTAACCTTTGTCGGTTAATCGGAACGCATCTTGCTTGTTTGTACGGTTTGTTTGCCACCAAGTACGTGAATACATCTTAACATTAGCATCATCGGTGCTTTTACCCCATTGTTGAAGGAATATCTTTGTTAAGGCATCACGTGATATCATACTACTACGGTGCCGCTAGTTAATTTAACCACTTGGAAGTCAGTGCATCCAAAGGTTAAATTAAGTTTTTTAGCTAGGTTGTGTGCATGTCCGGGATTGCTAAATGATACTTTCTTGTATTTAGGACCAGGATAGCTAGTAAGACTATTAAAGCTCTTTAAATTAAAAGGTGCGCCTTTGTAAAAGACAGCCCAGATGGCTTCTGCTTCAAGAACTTGTTCTGCTTTGTATGTTTTTTTGTTTACGTATTCTAACAATACTTCTGGCTTTGGGCGACTCATAATGCGTATCCTCGATTATATACGCATATATTTATCTCTTTTTACTTGTCGTCGAACCCGCCGCCGTCCATTGTTACTGTAACCACTCCTGAGTCTATGCTCTTTTTAAGATCGTTAAACATAGTCTCATAGTCTTGTACTAGCTTATCTTGTATTTCAGCTAAAGCAAGGCTTAGTAACCTTGCTTGCTGTAGTGATAACTTAACTTCTTTAGCCTGTGTTAGTTCTGCACTACGTACTGACTGTATAAATTGAGTTATAGGAGTTAAATTAATCGGATTTTGCATTTGCTAGTACACTCTTCATTTCTAGTTCACTTTTAAACGGACCTTTAAATGGATAACGTTCAACAGTAATTGCTTTAGGACAGAACGATCTTACCCAACCTTTGTCAAATTTAATAGTGTAGTAACCTGCACAGTATAGACTTTTGCTAGCATTACTCTTTGTAAACAATGGTAGCTTTCTCTGTACGTCATACATTGCATTATATGGTTTACAACTAGTAGGATATCCGTGGCATTCATTTGGTTCTGCTTGTGTAACAATGATTTTATCATTAGACACAAAGAATCCTTTACCGAATGTCTTAGTTAAATCATCTTTTTTGTTAAACATTACTTCGCCATTAGTGCTGCTTAAGACAAATTTGTTGTTTTCTTTTTTATGAAGAGTAGCAATCTTAACGCCGTCTTCTTCTACGATCCAAAACTTTCCATCAACGATGGGCTTTGCGTGTATCTCTGTCATTTCTTAAATAGTCCTTTGATGAATTGTAACAAATTATAAAATCTTAAATGATAATCAGTAACAGGACGATGTGGACACCGTCCTTGTCTCCAATCACAATTGATTTTCTTAACGGTATCTTCACCGCAAGCGTTGCAACGCATAATTAGTCCGCCAATGGTAACGAAAGGGTTTCTTTAATTAGTTCGATTAGTTCGTCTTCAGTACCAACAATAACTTTAGCGTTTTTCCAATCGTCATTATCATCACGACCACCGACTTCAATCATAAAACCGTTATCATAACGATTAATAGTGAAGCTTTCATTTGCTTTAGATAGTTTTTCTGTAATTGCACTCATTTTAATACTCCTGGTTAAGTTTACGTAAAGTAACAGATGACTCTGGGTACTTTGCTTGGAACGGTTCAGCATACGATTGTATGTTGTCTGCAATCTTCTTCATGTCCCATGTATTGCAGAATTTTAACATACGAATACCTACTTGAGTAATATCTTTTGGTACTGCGTTTGTGTCAATTGTTTCGTTAATTAATGCACGTATATCTGCCGGCTGCGCTGATAAATCGCACAATGTTACATTGCGTTGATAGTCGTCTAGAACACGATGTTCTACACCATTGTGGTCAACCCATCTCTGCAACATGAGATTGTTCCACGAAAATCCTTTGCTGTTACGATCTTCAAACGCTTCAGTAAGACCCACTTTGTTTTTACTGCCTTTAGTACGCACACCTGGATACGCCGAGAAGACATTATCACTGGTATCACCACGCATACATTTTTCAAACAAGAGCCATGTTGGATTAGGTGCTGGCTTATCTTCGCCTGTTTTTTTATCTTTAATTCTTTTGCCTTTTGCATCAAAGTACCCTTCGTGAGTTGTTGTTACTTCAGCAATTCCGTTGTACTGTTGAACATTTGGTGCAATTAACTGTGCAAAGTCTCCATCGCTGCTAATGATAACATGTTTCTCATTTGGATGGGCTTGTACAAATCCAGCAATTAAATCGTCTGCTTCAAGTTGTGGGTGATGTAAGACTGTTACATTAGTCTTTTCTGTAATGAACTTTTTAAATTCATCAAAGGCTTCCCAAAATAATGTATCTTCTTCTTGTTCGCGTTCTGTTGCTGCTGCACGGGCTTCTGCTCGTTGTGCTTTGTAAGGCTTGTAAAAGTCTTTACGCCACGAACGACCTTCTAATGCAAACACAACATGTTTCCCATCAAAGTCTTGCCACGCTTTTTTAATTGAATTAAATGTAATATGGAATGCCATGCCGAGCTTAATGTCGGCATTACCTTGAACTACGTGTCTAGCACGAAAGAATGTGTTGGCTGTATCAACCAAAATATATGTCATTTATAGTATTCCATGTCTGCTGCAAAAACAAACCGGTAATCGTCTGAATCTGTGATTCCGGGTCTATGCCACAGTTTACTAGGATATACGTTCCAAGTCAACTCTTTTGGTTTTAAAAAGAATGTGTCGTTAAAGTTGGGAGGCCCTGCCATTGAATATTCGGTTCCGGTAATATCTTGATTTTGAACTTTGGGAATATGCACGTACCAAATTCCACTAAGTGTATCCGTAGTACCGTCATTATCGCTAATATGATGGTTATGCCAAAAATCATCTCTATTTTCCGTAGTCTTGTTGTTAGTCATAAAAACCCAACTCATAATGTTTTTAATACGAACTTCTTTTTCTAAAAACATAAAACAAGAGTATATAAAACTTTGACGCATCTTTAAAAAGACTGGTTCTGGTCTTGCAAATAAATTTTGTCTAGTTTGAAACTTAGGACTATTAGTAAAATAATCGCCTGCATCAATGATACTTTTAGCAATAGTCATTAATTGCATATTATCTTCTTGCGTAATTAAAGACGACCAGTTGTACTGGTCGATGTATTCGTTATTTTCTAATACAGTGTGCATTAAGAAATCTCTGAACGATTAGGATTAATTCTGTTAACGTTAATAAATCCAGCAGTATGTCTAGATGGATCTTCGCCTGCTTCTGCTAGCATGTTTGCCGCTAGATCTCTAAACCAACGATCCACAATCTCTTCGTCTGGATCACCGTCAAATCCATATCCAGCAGTTTTAAGTTCTACAATAAATTGATCATTCCAGTCTAGCTCAAAGAATCCATTGCGAATGTTGTCTTTATTTACGTGCGTATCTAAAACAGCTACATAAGGCATCCCTTGGGCAGTTGCACGTTCTTTTGGGCCCAGTTTTGCTGCCTCCTCTGCTGCCTTAGCAGCTTCTAATTCTGCTTGTGCGTGTGCAGCTAACTTAACAGCGGCACGGGCTTCTTCTAGTGCTTGCTCTTTAGCTTTATCTAATGCATCTAGTCCTGTAATTTTTCTAAAAAAATTCTTAATCATTGTGCTTTCCTATAATCCATTTTTTAGTTTGCTTGCTGTATCGAAACCAAAATACTTTTTGACCTAGATTAAATATCGGATCTTTAGGACCATATCTAAATAAAAATCCAAAACTACCTTTATCGGTCAATGGATAAAAATTAAATCCATTGCGTACAGTTCCGCCTTCTTTTCTAATATGTAACATTAGGTTCCCCATTCATTTTTAAATAATGGCACTTGCAATCTATCACTATACCGTAAACCTGCTTTCATTGCCATAATAGCTACTGCTTTATTGTTTAATGCATAAACACTTTCAACACCACCAACCGGCATTAGATAAACGTGTCCTGTAAATCCTGCTTTACGATACTCAGCAACTGCACGTTGAGCATCCTCAAAATCTTGTTCTGTAGAAATAACAAATTTTAAGTATGCAGTTCCAACTTCTTCGTATTCGCATACAATGTCTGGTTGAATAGCTTCTTCCCACTTTTCGCCACTGCACGGCAACTTGGCACTTACACTAAATGTAATTTCACGTTTTTGTCTTGGAAGACCTTTCCATACACCTAAATAATTTTTAAAGTCTTGTGTAAGTTTTTGAGTACCGTTTGTTTCAAAGGTAATTTCTTTCAAGCCTTTCATCTTAGGATGATCTAGCAAGTCTGGATAAGCACGTTGCCAACCTAGCAATGGCTCACCGCCTGTGATTACCAAGTGTTCATCTTTCCATTCGCCGAACGGAATAATTTCCGAGATTCTATCGGCGATTGCGTCTGAAGTGAGCATTGGACTAAGTTCTTTAAAACTAGGATGCCAACTAGCATAACTGTCACACCCCGTAGTAACCAAAGGAAGTTCTTCATATTTGTTGTATAAGTGTGCAACTTGTGCAATGTCCTCTGCTTCTATGCTTAGTTCGCCTCGAGGCATACCGAAGCCGGCACATTTAAAGTTACATCCAAATGTACGTAAGAAAACAGACGGTACACCCATGTAACGTCCTTCACCTTGTACACTATAAAATAGTTCTGCAATTTTAATTTTACTCATTCACAATCACCTTCATTGGCTAATCTAGTAGCAATTTTATTAACTAAATCTTGTTTCCATTTACGATCTTTTTCAAACTGCTCTATATCGTTAACAGATGATTGTAACACGGCTGAGTAGTTAAGAGCTTGTTGTTTGGACATTATAATGGACGCTTCATATTCGACATAGCCTGTTGTAAGCAATCGCCAAATGACTTGCCATCTGTTAAGTTCCCACCATTTTGTTTTTTGTTGGGTGTATGTTGTGACTGTGACTCCTGTTTCGTCTGCTTCGACCCAGACATTGTGCTCGCAATTGGAGCCACAGCATTCACACGGTACAGTGTAACTTTTGGCATCGCCATAATCCTTTCTAATTAGGATACCTTCGGCTGGAACTTGTGGATTAGTCATTTGCTTCTTCAAACCACTCGTTAACCATTTCTTCAGCTTCTTGTTGTGTAAGGGCATGAACAAAGATTCGAGCTGGGTGTCCTTTACTATGTTGTACATCAAACTTAACCACACCATTAAGTGGAATTTCGTTGAACTCGCGTTCAACTATAAATTCTTGTAAGTTTTTAGCACGATTAATTAATTGATCTGTTAAGTCTTTAGCTGTTGTCATTTTGAGGCGTACTCCTGTTGCATTTTAATGTTGTCAAAGAATTCTTTCTTTGTACCTGCATCTTCTTTAAACGCACCTTTAAGTACAGTAGTTTGTGTTAAACTACTTTTAGCCATAATTCCGCGATTCTCACAGCACCCGTGTACAGCTTGTACATAAACACCTATGTCTCTAGCTTCTGTTGCTTTTGCGATTTCCCTAGCAATATCATTACAAAGTTCCTCCTGGAGTGTACCTCTTCTAGCACACCACTGTGCGATTCGGGTGTACTTAGATAAGCCAATAAGTTTTTGAGCGGCAATAATGCCAATATAAGCAACGCCAGTAACGGGTTGGTGATGATGACTACACATACTACGCAACTCACTACGAACAACCAACATGCCTTCATATCTATCCTCACTATCATTTGGAAACGCTGTTGCGTCTGGTGCAGGATCATAACGCCCTGACATAATTTCATTAAAATACATTTTAGCTAGGCGCTTTGCAGTACCGTGCGAATTTGGATCTGTTTCTCTATCAATCAAAAGTGTATCTAGTACCTTTTCAAAAGCTACAGTAGCTTCTTCGATTAATACTTCTTTTTGTTCTTCATCGACATAATCGCTAATATTGTCGCCAGCCCAGAAACGTTTGCCTTGTCGTTTCATTTGTTCGCGTATTACTTGTGATAAGTTTTTTTCTGACATTATATCTCCTAATGCTTTAATTTTATACTTTTATTTAGGTTTTTGCAAATTTTCTTCAAAATATTTTGCTCGAAGTTTGCGACATCCTTCCTTAACTTGAACTGGATAGTCTGGACTAATCTCTGCAATCGAGCAATCATATCTAACTGTTACATGTGGGTGTGTATAGTTCCAGTAAATGGCAAACACCATTCCTAAAAACCCTAACACTAAAACTAAGTAAAAATCTAAATCTTGTCGCTTAGAAGTATCTTGCATAATTCTGCATCCCTGTTTGATTTAAAATAAAACTCCATAGATTCCATTTTGGCATAACTTGTAAAACGATCACCTGGTAATCCAAATACTTCTATAACGTCAGCACATGCTTCGTTCCACCATTTACCTGATTGACTATGCCAAGGCACTTGCACCATATGAGTAAATCCATCAGACATTATTTTTATTCTTTTATCTTTTTTCTTGTGAATTTTCTTGTTTACGTGCATTGTACAAGTCTTCTTCTAGCATTTCAATATACTCGGAAAGCACTTCCATCTTTCGACTACTTTCCCCTGTTGCTCTGAGAGATTCGGAATCTTGTTTAGCTTTTTTAATCTTTGCTTCGAGTTCTGCTACAGTTAGTTCTGGCATTATTTCTTCCCGAATCTCAATCCAGTTGCACTACCAAAGAGTAACAAAAATGCCAACCAAGTTTCCCATGTGTATGGAATATGCAATACTGGGAATAGTGTATTAAGAGACCAGATGCCTGCTAATGGTCCTACAACAATTACAAATACAATTAGTGTAATGCCTAAAATTAGTTTAAATAGTGCGTTAATCATTTCCAAAAATCCTCCCAAGGATAAACTAACCAACAATCTTCTTCTGCCTTGTTAACTTCCCACACTGAGTAGTCAACAGTTTCTTTGCTAGCAATATTGTCGGTAAGTGTAGCAAAGCGGACATTTCGTCCCCATATTTCGTTAAGCCAACGTTCGTCGTTTGGATGACAACTTGCTTGCCAGTCTTGTTTAATCCAAGCAATAGTTGATCCTTGATCGTTAATATCATCGACGACTAGGATCTTTTTCTTGCCGTCGCCGGAGCACATTGGATCGTAAATGAGATGTCCAAACGCATCTTCAGCCATTCCGCAATCGCTAACACATTCTCCACCATCTCGTAAACTTACTTGTAGTGGGCGCATTGGTACATCTAAATATTGACTTAACAGTATGGCAGGAACTGCTCCTCCTCTGGTAATGCCAACGATATAGTCAGGTGCCCATTTATCTTTGCGTAATTGTCTAGCAATATCTAAACAGGCACCTTGTACTTGTTGCCAAGAATAATAGACTTTCTTCATGCAGTTAGGCCATATGCTAGTGCTTGACATTCTTCTTTAGTCATAAAGAAGTTATATTCTTGCGAGCTAACAACCTCACCGTCTTTCAAACTTTCTTGAAGCATATCGATACTAAACAAGCCTTTAGGACTTAATACTTCGTGCTTCTTCAGTGTTAGGCGAAAGCCTTCGGATTCTTTGATAACCATTTCTTTGTAGCTATCTCTAACTGATTCATGTAGTTCCATTATCTTCTCCTTTAATACGTTCCCATGTTCGATATTTTTCCAATTCATGCATATATTGTTTGTACAATTTTGCAAGTTTTGGATGCTTATTTTCCATTATAACATCTCTTGTAGGAATTTGCAATACTTGCTCGATTGTCTTTAACCGTTCTTCTAAATCTTGACCGTTTATTACAACATTGCCTTTAACTTCGAGCGTAGCTTTTTCTTCCAAAACAACTTTTTGCCCTTCGTTAGGAATAGTCATAATTGGCTGTCCATGGTTACTTACAAAATTTTGACTTGGCTGAGTCCATGCAGTTGAGTAGCTTGTTCCGCCAGAAGTTAAGTATGCACCGGCTGGTATGGTATTATTAGTATTATTGGGCAAGTTTATAACAGCCATTATGGTTTGATCCTTTTTTCCGGAGGCAAATCAAAATCGTCTTTTACTAAATTATAAGTATTCTTAAATTTTTCAAAGGCAAGTTTAAGTCCGGGGTACTCTTTACACATATCTTCGATCCTTCCCCAAGCAGGAAATGAATTGACCCATTCAGTACTACCCCAAACATCAACATTGCTGATGTTAATGTTTGGTATACAAAATGTCGAACCTGTTGTTGAAGTAGTATAACTAACAGAACTTACTGATGATGTATAACAAGGATATGTAAGAGTACCATAACAGTTTGACCCGTTTAATGTTATAGTACTGTTCGATAATTCTGCTAATTGTTCGTCAGTTAATGTTATTGAGAATGTTTCTTGCGCTGAAGAAGTTGTCACGTAGCACCTCCATTTGTTTGTGTACAAGTGGAATATACTTAGTGTAATTATCCATGTACTCTACGATACGATCGCAGACTTCGTTCCTATTTGCTACATAATGGTTATAGCTTTCGGTCCAGTTGCTTGGATACTTGAATTCATCCATTGCCATTTCGCTATAGCTTAGGCGATCCGGTACCATAGGAATAGCATCTACTACTGCTCCTTCGTACCAACTAATACCTAATGTTTCTTGTAAGTTTGCACTAAACACTAATTTTGATTCGCCTAACAAATTATGATATTCATTTTTTGTTAGCTGTTGATCCTGGCATACTACAAACTCGTATTGTGGTAAGCGTTCTTTCAAGTCTCTAAAAATATCAACTTGTTTTTCTGGAGCAATTCGATGTGGGAATAAAATAAGGTTACGTTTTTCCATACCCTTATATTCTAGCAAGGTATCTTGCATATATTCCATAGGCCAACCTGTGCGAACAACTTTACCTGTTACATTAGCTTCTGGAACATATCCTGCTTTGCCTAACAGATTCTTACCAAACATTTCAATGTGGAATTGTGTAGCAAAGTAGTTATGATCGAACGCATGATAGAAACTTTGTTCTGCATGTCTGACCCAAGGCTTATCTCCGACTAAGCGTCCAAGGAAGTCTTGAGGATCATAACTACCAGCATGCCATAAGCCATGTGTAACTACTGGAATACCTAGTAGCTCACTCATGTACTTTAGGTTTATAATGCCCGGATGCCAAGCGTCAGTAAAAATAAAGTGGTCGCCGGGATAAACGGATCCGCTACAAAATAAACGGCCCATTTGCTCAACTTGGCTAGACTTGTATATATTGGTGCCACCAAAATTAAGAAAAGCACCAGGAGTAGTGGCTGAAGGAATATCCGTAGGCCCAGAGATAATTTGAACATTGTGTCCTGCCTTTCGTAAGAGTTCAGGTACATGGGTCTTCCACTGACCCGTGTACCTTGTTTCAACGGCTTCTAAATCAATTAGAAAAATTCTGCTCATGGCGTCTGTTATTGTTGTTATATCTAGGCTTGTTTCCTAAATATGGCTTGCGTGGTCTCTTACTGTTTATGTAACCACGATATTGTGGATGATGATTACCCCTTACACTGTAATGTGATGGGTCGAACTCAAGGAGTTCAAAACGACAGTAATCTAGATATCCTTCTAGTACATCAAAGATGTCAGCGGAATCCTTACCGTTTTTAGTTTCAGAATAAACGATGTCGTTATAATTTTTAGCCATAGTAGCCTCTTATTTTAATATTTGATAAATGAACCATTTTCCGAATCTTCGGAAACCTCAATCCAAACTTCGCGATTTGGATACTTCTTGCTAATGACATCATACAAATCGTCTGATATCATTTCACAACTCTTATAGTCAAGATTTAAAACGGAATCTTGACTACTGTT